AGTTTTATTGCAGTTTGTTACGCAATTATAGGTTGCTGTAAAAGATTTATTTGTAGTTCCGCTTTGAGTTACTGATACGTTGTAATCGTCTTTATAGAAATTTAGCCTAGCAGTATGGTCTCCTGAGCCTGATTGATTTATAGACGCTGTTCCATCATCTGCGTCTGAATACCAAAACACATCTGCATCATGGTCTCCACTTCCTGATTGAGTTATGGTCGTTGTATTTCCATCAGCGTAGTTATAGTTGTATATATAAGCATTATGATGCCCTGTTCCAGATTGAGTTATAGTGCTAGTAGCATCATCTCCAAATGCCAATATCTTTGCGTACTTGTTGTTTCCAGTTTGCGATATTGAATAGGTAGTATCATCTCCTGCCATTAATATCTCTCCATGATTATCGTCTCCATTTTGAGTTATAGTTGCAGTATTGTCGTCTTGGTCTAAATCTAAATATCCGTAATTGTCATCACCTGTCTGGGTTATGGTGAAGTTATTATCTGTGTGATTAGACCATTGAGAATAGGCTTTAGTCGTATTTCCTGAGCCTGTAGTGGTTAAATTGATAGTTGCCCTAGTACAAGTATGGGTTTGGTAGACTCCGTTGCTTAAACCACAATAGACAGTGGCATTGTTTGTATATCCCACCTGTTTAATATTGATAACAGAATCATTACCTTTCTGCTGTATGACAGTTGAATTGTTTCCTGCAAAAAGGGGAAAACTAATCAGACTGATTAATAATAATCGTACCATCACCTCCACCATTTACTGTTATATTTATAAATTTTCCACCTGCTAATATTTGAATGTTATAAGCACTCCTCTTTTCTATCTGTAAGTCTATCGTATTTTCCACACTTCTGAAAAAATTTAGCATCTCACCTTCTACAAAACTATACACTTGTGCCTTTGGGTCATAACCTGCAATGATGCCCTCTAAGGTAACATCACCTATTTTTGAGACTTCATCTTCGCCTTCTATAAAAGCCAATAGGTCTATTAAGAAATCTACGTTTAATAAATCTATGGATAACCTGTCTATTTCAAGTTCATCTTCTTCTAATTCATCTTCATCAAAGTTTTCTTCTAAAAAGTCTACATCCAGAACATTAGTGCTTCTGGTGTTTTGTTCATCAACGGCTTCTTGTACTTCATCTGGTGGATTAACTATTAAAAGGTTATTAATGAAGTTTAAGGTCATATTTACTAAAGTGACTGGTTTGGTAGGGGGTGCTTCAGAAACGCTTACCATAGTCGCCTGAAAGGGCTTATTTAGGATTTCTATACCTGCTGCAGTCTCTACTGTTATTTCCCCTGAACTTGTACCATCTTCATTCGGAAGCAATATCACCAGTGATCGCCCTATTTCGTCTACAGTCGTAGTAAAATCTGTACCACGAATAGATATGTCTGCACTTGGCGTCTTAATAGATATATTTTTTTTATCTATCTTTCCGAGTTTTCCAGTTATAAATCTTGCAGTACCACTAGCCATATTGAGAGCCAGTCTTGATTTACTTGGATTTGGGTCATAGATGTATTCATCTACAACTATTTTAGAATGTTCTGTTAACTTAATAACTGAATCATCTAAAAACTGTATAGCCATACGACCATTGCCAGTACGCACATCATCATTACTGAGTATGCCTAAAGACAATTCAGCTAATAGTTTATCCCCATTGTTACTGCGTAAGACTTCTCCATTCCCACGCAGTTCAGAAATAGAACCTATATCTGCATATAAAGAACTAGATACTAACCCTATTAGCAACCAGTAGTGCATTGGTCAATGTTTATCGTACCGCTTGTTGAAGCTGCGACAATATTGATTGTGTCCGTTACACCTGATGCACTTGTTGTTTGGTCAATGTCTATATCGTTACTATCCCCAGTAATACTGGCAGTTATACTTTTATCGTCTGTTCCAATTTGAGTCACGTCTATATCGTTGCTGTTGCCGTCAATTGTCCAATTATTGACTGCTCCTATAACCTCACTTCTGATGTTTAAATCATTAGAGTTACCAGTTATAACTGCATCAAAGTTTCCGCCTGTAGCAGCACTTGAACTACCTTGTAACCAAGTCAAAATGTTTTGGTTACCTGTTGCAGAATAGTCAAAGTCAGAACTCGTTACAGCACCACTACCTCCTGCCGTGATTGTACTCGTATTGGAATCACCAATTTGGTACATAGTCCAACTAGAACTTGCAGCTTGACTGATAGCATTAGCCAAAGTATTAGTATTACCTTGTTGCTTTATATCAGCAGTTATTGAAGCACCTGCAAAAGTAGACCTAGTGTTTGAAGTACCCACTTTATTTGTGTTTCCAATTTGATCAATCGTTAGGTTAAATGCCCCACCACCTGATTGAGTGATGTAAATATCATTGTCACCTGACCACAGATTAAACGTAGCTAGTATTAATAAAAGTTGTAATAAATATTTCATTATCCTCTTACTCCATCTATAGGGTCTGGAATCTCAATATAATTGTAATCCCATAACTCCTTTTGTAAGCCTTCCATTACTAACTCGTAGACTGCTGTTTCTATGGCAGACCTAACTGCATACCCTGTGGCTTCCGTCTGTGTATAGCCTGTTTCTATTTCTACTAATTCGGTATCACCTACTTCTGTAAATCTAAAAACATCTCTGCTTACACCTGCACTCAGTATTGTCTTGCTTACTGTTACATTCAATATAACTTCGCCAGTCTGTACGAGAACTGCCCTCATGGACACAGTTACATCATCTATTCGGTATTGGTTTGTATTCCCAATGCCCAAATACCTTGCACCATTTCCACCAGTCCTTATATCAGACTCATAGGAAACTATGCCACCTTCCAAGATTATACCTGCATATAGAATAGGTTTCAGTTTATTAGCACCTTTTCCATCATAGGTTTCCCTTGTAGATTTAATTAATTGTCTTTCTTTCGTTAAATTATTGAGTCCTTTTCTTTCTACTACTACAAACCACTCTCCATTTCCTACACTTTTTAAGGCTTGTATTAAATAGTTTTCTGCTCCCTGTGTTACAGCAGTTGAGAATAATGCCATTTTATTAGAGGGTTTACGCTGACCAGTTAAATCATCAAAGCTATAAACAGCTATAACTGCCTTTTGATTTGGTTTAGGTATATCTAATAATTTTTGTAAAGTTATTCTTTCTACCCTAGCATCTTCAGGGCAAGTTAATAGATCTATACAATTGTTATGTCCAACAGGTGCAAAACTGGCACACCCTGTAATCATAAAACTGATTACTATATACCACAGTCTGCTGTACATATCCCAAATATTCCTATCGGTATTACAATTTCTGTTATAGAGCCATCTTCTGCTATAACTGTTAAGGTAATGTATTCTCCATCATTAGAGAATGTTATCGTATTACCTTCTAATTCTATTGAACCCCCAGTTCCTCCATCTTCATTAAATAACATATCTGATATGTCTCTGGATAGATTACTAAATATACGGCTTTGTAAATTGTTTAAGAATTTGTTGAGTGTGCTGTTTTCTATCTCTCTTTCTATTTCTTCTAATTCTGACTGTATCTTTTCAGCCAGTTCATCTCGTCTCTTTCTTTCCTGTTCATCAATGGTTAAATAATGAGCAGATGTTCCTGCTCCACTGAAACTAGGATTTTTAAATTCGTGAACTATTGGTGAAGCATTAACATTAATAGCAACCACACTTAGTATTAAAACTAGACCTATTATGACTGCAACTTCGTTTCTATTTAATTTAGGTTTTTTTGACATTAAGTTTCTCCTAACCAAATAGCAATATACATAACCAGTAAAGTTATAAGCATAGATGATAAAACCAATATCTCGTCAGGTCTTTGGTTTGCTTTCCTCTGTACCCTTTTGTTTTTGTTCATCTTCTTTCAACTCCAAGACAGTGTTCACTTTCTGTTGTAATCGTATCATATCTTGATCTAAAAGCCGTAATTGGTCGGTCAAACGAATAATCGTGGTTTTCATTTGATCTACTGCAGGGTCTATTTTGTTGGTTATCGTTTGCCAAACAAAGTAGACGAAATAGCCAAGTCCAACCACCATGACTGTTGAGAAACCAAACTTGTCTATTAAAGCAACTATATCCATTAATCTCTGCGAGCATCTATCTTCCCATCTTCTACAAAGTTTTCTGCTCTCGCTATCCTGTCTAGGTCTGGTGCTAAATTTAAAGCACTAGATACACTTGTATCAATGCGAATCATGTCGTTATTCATTATTGATGCTCTTGTTATGAGCATGGTTGTTATTCCCTGTACTGTTTTAATTTCAGCCACCAGTTGTCCCATAAGTTGCTTCATAATAAGAAATATAAAATATCCCATTACTAGACCACCTGCTATGGGCAAACCAACATCTTCAATTAAGTTAAATACTTCCACTATTTATCTTCACCTTTGAAACTTTTAGATGCTCCTGAAGTGCCTGCGTATAAGCCAAACCAAGCTGCACCTGCTCCAACAATTACTGATATTAAGCCTGACTGTTCAAACGTAGGATTAGGTAAATCCATAAACCAAACCACAGTGTAATAAAGCAATACTATATATACAGTTAAAAAGGCTCTTGGAAATATTCTCCAAGAATCTACTGCTTGTGCTAAAAATATCCATTTCTGATGTGGGTTTCTCATACCTTCATCTTCCAACTCTCTGATTCTATCCTTTAAATCAGCCTTTTCCTGAAGCAGTTCCATGAATTTATTGAGGTCAATTTCCACCTCATTCCTATCCATGTCTCCACCAAATCTACCTGAACTTTCATTCATAGCCTTCTCCTTTGTTAAGTATTAAAAAAATAATTTCCATATCCTCAAAACCACAAGTATATCCAAATCCTTCCATTATTTTCTCCTATTTAAACATCAATATACCTTTCCATTAAGAAAGTTGCATCTCTATCAGCCTGTTTATCTGATTGATTCATATACGCTATGTACTGGTCTTTAGTAAATTTGTTTTCTATATAGTCTACAGGGTCTATTCTATCCACACAGGTTTTGGCAACTGAAGCGTAAGGGTCTGAAACATAATAACTAGACTGCCCTCTAGGAGTAAAATGCACAGAAGATTCACCCCCACTGAATAAAAACCATGCCTTAGACGACATTACTGCATAATCGTTGTGATAACCTTTCCCTCTTTTATCAGGATGAAAACAAGTCAGGATATGTTCTGAATTAGTCCCATCCATCCATGCTCTAGTAAATCCTACAAAATCATTACTGGATTTCTCATATATCATCTCAGTTAAGTAGAATGGTTTAGGAAAAAATGATCTAGGCAGTATGGTGTTATTGCCTGTGGGTATTCCTACTCTTTCTGCTTCTGCCTTAGTTAAATCGTTCATACCAGTATTTCTCCACGTCAGTTCCATCTCCTCTACCCACGTTGGAAATACCTTATCAAATTGTTTGGTTGGCACGACACCATCTGCTCTCCAATCTGCTCTTGCCAATAGTATGTCGGCTTTATCTTCATCTCTATTCAACATAGGTTGAATGTAAATGTTATCACCTGTATATCTGTAAGAAGCTATCATATTAAGACCATGATAATGAATAAGCGTGTGCTTTATAAGCAGACTGGTTTGAATGGTTAATCCAAGTTGACCAATCTGAAGCAGAAATACTGCTCCATCTCCAAGTGCCTTGATTGAATATGGGTTCTTCTTTATCTGTTGCTGTATATAAAGTGTCTAGGTAATGACCAGTGGTAGGTAGTTTCATAGCTGATTGTGTAGCTTCTAAGCCTTCATAATAAAATTTATGCCTTAAAATTCCTGCTTCCTTATAAAATCCATTACTTCTAGCTGAAGGAGTTATAGCAGTAAAAGCCAATTCTATTGCTTGGTTTAAATAGACCAACCTATGATAACCAATAATACTATCATCACTGTTTTTGCATATACTCAATAACATAGAGCCATATCCTGTATTTGATTTTAAAGCTGAAGTAACTGCCAACCCATTAGCTTTATTTTCTCTATACCAATATGCCTTTTGTGAATCAGAATCTGGTGTTACAGAACCTATACTGAAATTAGCAGCACTAGCCAATGTAGCCATATCTGACTCTTGTGCTTTTCTTAGGTAAATGTTTTGTCCTGTAATTTTAAATGCCATTATTTCTACTCTCTTTCTGAGCCTTTTGGTCTGGGGGGCTACCCCGATTTAAAATCCCATCCTGAGCCATCAATTATTTGTGCTGATAGCGAACAAACTATACTGTTTAATGTAACAGTGGTAACTTGAAAACTACCTGCACTGACTGCCCCTCCTAAACTTACAGTTGCACTTGCTCCATTGCTTTGAGTAGTCATTGCTAATAAAGAAGTATTATTTGATGTATTTACTGCAGCCCTTATGACTGTAGTCCCTAAAGATGTTCCTGCCCCATTTAACCAAGTTACTGTCCAATCATAAGTAGTTGCAGCAGGTGTTAAGTTGTCTGACAGATTAGACCATATAACGACTTGTGCTTTATCTACAGTAAAGGTGGTTACATTAGTGTTCAATAAAGTGGCTGTACTGGTTAATCCTGTTCCACCAATACTGGCAGGCAAAGTTCCAAAAGCAAAAGTTCCACTGCTTACGGAAAGTGCTCCTGTTTTGCTTGATACATCTTCACCAAAGCCACCTCTTGCTTTGGCTAATGTTCCTGATGTCACATTGCCTATATCTCTCATATCAACATTTGGTACGTTACCTAAGCCTACATCTGAAGATGTGGTATTTGAGTTTAAAAGTGTAGATACGCTTGTTAACCCAGTTCCACCCCTTGCTGCTGCTAATGTTCCACCTGTAGCATTATCCATATCTCTCATATCTACGTTAGGCACATTTCCTAAACCAACATCAGAAGAAGTAGTGTTGCTATTTAAGTGAGTTGAATTAGCAAAATTAGTTATTCCAGTTCCCCCACTTCCTGCAGGTAATGTTCCTGTTCCATCAGTAGCATAATTAACAGTAGAGTTAGTTATAGCAGAAGCAGCTATAGCAGTTCCTCCTACTGTATGATTAACAGTAGAACTCCATGTAGAAAAAGTTCCTATTGCTCCAACGTGCCTTATTCTGAAGTTATATTGAACACCCATTTCCATACCACCTGCTATATTTGCTTTAGCAACTCCTTTCCCTGCCGTTGAATGTGGAAAGAACGCAGACTGTCCATTTTTTTTGTATTGTACTTCTGTGCCAGTTACTAATGGAGATGCACTATTAGTCCAAGTGATAGTTACAGAGGTCATATTGAAAGCATCTACATCTAATGTATCAGTAGTTACAGCGAGGTTAGTAGGTGCTGCCATAGCAAAACCACCTATTGCTAAGTCGCTTCCCTGTGCTATAGCTGTTGCGTAATCACTGGTTGCAAATGTATAAAAAGCCGATTCAACTTCTTTTAAAACTAATTCTGTTGCTAAGAATTGTGCATCTGCTTCTCCTCCTATTTCTAAATTAATTGATACCACCTCAAACACCTTAGCTGAATAACTAAGTCTGGTATTGGTTACATAAACCCAATCAGCAGGCTGTAATTGCATAAATTCCAAACCAACCAAACAGCTAATAGTCTGTGTTTTTCTTTGTGATTTAAGTGCTATTCTCCCAATTCTTTGTGCCATTGTATGAGTGGTTGTGAATGGTAATCTAAGTTCCATTTGCTTTACATAGTTAGGCTTGTCATTAGCAACTCCATTTGGTGTATCTTCTGTTAAATATGTTGCATCTTGATACACAGGAGCATCTGCAGCTATGTAATTATTAGCTGCATCTATAAAGGTTGGCTTTACAGTATTGTAAAGTTCACCAGTATTAGATTTAGTGTCTACTGATATAGGGGCAAGTAAATTATCATCAGTTATAGTCAATGAAGGAGTTTGTGCTGCACCTGCAAAAAGATTAAATTTTCCATTCACATAAGTTATTTTTCCTGCCATTGAACTTAACATACCTTCTAAAACACTTGACCCACTAGCTGAAAAGTTTGTGAAACCATTTAAAGCGTATCTTTTTTCCGTAGAACTGCCATCAGCAAGAGTAACATTCTGGTCACAGATATTGGCTGCAGAAGCAAATCCTCCTGCGTTTGTTGTGTCATTAATTTCAGAACTTAATGTTTTAAGACCATAAGTTGTATTGGCAATATAATCTCTTATACATAGAGCAGGGTTACTGCTAAAGGCTGTACTGCTATCTCTAGGATCATATACTTTTTTTCCTTTAACTTTAAAAGATGCTGCAGGCATACCGCCACCAAACTTTTCAGAGTCAAATACCATTTGTATATACACATAAGCACAATCTAAAAATTTATCTGATGTTGTTATAGAAGATAGCTGTGCGTCCATCCAACCATTGACTGCTGTTTGTGAACCATCTTCAAATGTATATCTTATTAAGTTACCTGTATTATTAAATTTATTTTCGTTTTCTGAATTAGTAAAATCAGCATTAGTAACTGTATAAACAGTAGAATCATTTATAGTGCTAGAAGTAGATGTTAAATCTACATCATTTAACCTTACCCCCTCTAAACTTTGTATTTCATGTCCTGCTAAAACAACTACCATGTGTAATAAATAATTATCTACACCAGTGGTTTCCATGTGTACTATTGTTCCACCTACACGACATTCACCATAGACTAACTGTCTGGGTTCAGTTGGTGCTCTTGCTGCAAACTTTGCTCCATAATTTGCACCTACAGCTTCTATACCTTTTTGTGTAATTGAGCCAATAAATGCCATTGCTGCTACTGCTTTCCAACCTTTCGCAGCCTTCATAAAATTAGTCCAGAAGTTAGACATGCCACCTGTCGCAGTAGAAATAGCAGTAATAATTAGAAAACTAACTACTGCTTTTATGGCATTTTTTATATGTTTACCCATCTATTCTCCAAGCCTTAACTACTTCCACATTGCTTTTTACTAACATTCCTTCATCATTAACACCTAAAGCGTTCATACCATCAAATACACAACTTAATTCGCTTTCTTCCTTATAAACTCCGAAATCACCTTTTTGTATAAAGTTGGGATTGACTTCTATTATGCCTGTGGTTTTCTTTATTGCATTGGCTATAGCATTAGCTAATCCCTTGCCTTTTCCATATTCTTTTATTTTTTTTATGGCACTATCTTCGTCTTTCCATTTCCAGTTTTTAGGCAATAAACTTTCCTTAGTCATAACCTTTATAAAACCATTAGTGAAATGTATGCAGTCCCATTTACCCCACACAAAAGGCTTGGTTCTATTCTTTATAATGTATTCGTCAAATGCTATTTCCCAGTCAGGTAATTTTTTCATAAATTACCTATCGCAAAATTTGTCTAGGAACGTGCTTGTTGGTGTCATTTCTTCCACCTGCATTTGAATCAAAGTTTTGTTTCTGACCCCAAGATATTTGTTTGTCCTGTAATCCTTGTACTCTATTGAAACAAGTATCTCCATTATGTAGAAACTGTTGTGATTCTACAGTGTATCTAAGGTTAGAAGGTCTTTCCAAATCAACCAATCTGTTCTCACAATCAACATTTATCATTGCTCCTTCAGGTGAATCACTTATAGTTAAATTGACCATGCGACCCTTAAACATGGTAAGAGTTCCTGCAACTTCATTACTTCCACCCATTAAAAAACCCAGATATACAGTAATAGGTCTATTCTGATAATTTTCAGTAAGTGCGTAATTAAGTACAGTTGAATCCATGCCTGATATTGCTATAGACATTCCTGAAGATTTTAATTCTGTGTTTTCTTCAGAACCACTAATTGTTAGTAGCGACCCTGCACCTGTATAGGTCTCTGAACTAATTGTTAGATCATCTAAGCCAGTCCATAATCTTATGTCGTCTGTATCAAATTCTGCCTTAACCGCAACAAATAAATTTTGGTGTTCTGCACCAAGTCTTGTTGTTATTGCACTATCTAACCCTTGTCTCGTTGCCATTACACCACCTCAACACAAGAAAAACTTATTCCATATAAAGATGACTTGTCAGCATCCCAATCCACCGAATTATCTACCAATCTGAACTTCCCTTTTGGGGCTTGAAATAAAACAAAATGCCCATTACTTAGAGTTGATCTTAGTTTAGGCTCTGTTTGTACTGAGAATTGGTCAGGACTAGCATCAGTTACCACTGCATCTTCTACTGCCATAACTAATTGAACTGGGTCTGCTGTAGCTGAAGCTGCACCCAAAACTCCTAGATAATCTCCTTTTTTTATAGTTCCAGTATAACTACCTGATGTTTTGAGGTTTAAACCTGTTGAACCTTTAACATTCATTTGAACTTTACAACCACTGGTAGAACTTACATTGGTTAATGTGCTATCTACTTCTACTTCTGTTGCACTGTTTACTGCTGTTATTTCATGCGTTCCGTTATTTTCTTCATTAGCCATTCCAGTAACATGAATAAAGTCTCCGACTATTGCACTTCCAAATGTACTTGCTCCTGCTGTAAAAGTGTCAGTATTTGTAACTGTTAAGGCTACGTTGGTGTTAGACACCCTATTCTCGCCAATTAGGTGCGTGTGGTTGAAAGTTCCTGTGTTGGTTAGGGCATCAGGGTCACAGAACTTAAAATAGTTCGTAGTGCCCTTTAATTTCAATAAGAAAGATTGCCACTCTACAGCTTGTGATCTGTTCATGGCAGGCAAAGTTACGTCTGCTTGCCAATATACTGCATCAAATTCTTGGGTTAGTTGTTTACCAGTAAAAGGTGATGCTGTCTGTCCGATTGCTCGGAACAAACTAAAATTACTTCTAACAAAGTTAGGAGTATTAGGCATAGCTATTAACTTAGCCACCTTGTAATCCCCTTCTGTATGAACCTCCACGCATTGCAGCTTCTAATACTGCTCCCTTAGTTACATCTGATATTTGAGGTAACATCTTTGTAACTTCTGCTCTAACTGTTGGCACTACTCCTGTAGCAAAGTTTATAGATTGATTTACTATAACAGGAGAACCACCACCCATAGCATTTCTAGTATTCATGTTATTCATTATTGTTCCACCAGTATTAGGGACAAATATTTCTGGTCCACGTTCTCCTACTATAGTTGGCTGACCACGTTGAGCTGCACCACCTCCTGCCAATGTTGGTAATTCTTTAAAATCTTCTCCTCCTAACCCTAGTCCGCTTGTATGGAAAATAGCATTTAGTATTTTATTTATTACTGCCATTTGTAAAAATATAGCGATAATTTGACTTACTAATTTTCTTGCAAAATCCTTAAATGCGTCAAGTGCATTTTGTGAGTTCATTAAAGCATCAACAAAGTCCATAGCAAAAGCCTGTGAAGTAGACACTATCGCTTGAGTCATCATCTGTGCTGCCCCCTCAACATCATCTGCCTTATCTATCACTTCATTTATAGAATTTTTAAATTCTGTAAAGTCTAAATCTTTATCTATTTGTCCCATATCTTTCATTTTCTTAAAAAATGGCTCAATAGCAGCATCGCCTTCTTTCATTATTTGTTTTATTTCTTTTAAAGGGTCTTGTGATTTTCTGTAAATACCAAGCAGTTGAGTTCTTAAATTTAACTCCCTACCCATAAGTCTTATTCTTTCTATTTCTTCATCAGTAGGTTCAGGTGTCTCCATATTTCCTGTACCCCCACCATCTTGACCACCAAACCAAGTATAAATATTTACACCGCCTAGTTCTTTGTAATCTTTTATAGATTGCGTAATCCTATTAAGAAATCCAGTTAATTCGTCTGTTGTTTTCTTCAGGAAAGTATCAAGACCAGAACGATAGATTTCATCCATTAAACTTTTCCATGCAATTTCAAGATTAGAAGCCTTAATAGCTAATGTCTCCATCTGGTCAGCAACAGCACCACCGAATCTTTCTTGTAAGCCTGAAGTTAATGCTTTAACTAAAATTGCTGCACCTTCAGCTGATTTACCGAAATCTGCTATGTCTTGCCTAGTTAAACCCAATCTATCTTGAAATATTGTGAATACGTCAACCCCTCTATCAGTTATCATATTAAGTTCTTCTAAACCTAGACCACCACCTACAGACCTCTGTGTCATTTTGATTAAAGCCTCAAATGTACCTAATGTATCAGTAGCTACTGAAGCCGTATCTGCAAATGTTTGTAATTGTGCTTCATTAGGCTCTATACCTGCTGATTTAAGAGCAATGAAAGCCTTTGTTACAGTTTCTATTTGGAAGGGGGTTGTTTGTGCAAAAGTAATTACCCTTTGCATGGCAATTTTGCCTTGCTCCATTCCTCCAAAAACTTTATTCAAAGAAACTGCTAAAGTTTCAAATTCCATTCCAACTTTAACGACATTTCTACCTAACAAGGCAGCAGCAGCACCCAAAGCTACAACGGCAACCCTAGCTTTTGAAAAAGCAGCAGCCATACTTGTACCTGCTTGCTTTGAATTTTTGCCTGTATTTTTTAATTGTTTATTTGTTTGATCAAGTTTTTTCCTAAGGTCTTTTGTATCAGCCTTAATTTCAACAATTAATTGATCTACTGTAGCCATTATTCGTCAGGGTATAATTCCATTAAATTTTCCAATTCATCACTGGTCATGGGTTTTTCTTGTTCTGCAGCATGGAATTGTTTAAATCCTTTTATAGCTTCCCACATTTCTCTAGGAGACATATCCCAAAAATCTTTTGGTCGCATCATCATCATGCCTAAACAAATTTGCATATATAATTCCCATTCTATTCTTGTATCTCCTGTGGCTTTTTTTCTTCACCACCTTCTTCAGCTGATTCTGGGTCAGTTAATGAATCTGCTAATAGCTGAGCTACTATAGTTGATGCTTCTAATAGAGTTGCTTTCTGTATAATATCTTTGATTTTTCTTTCATCAAAGTCATTACCACCACCTCTAAGAGCATACTTCAATACTATTATCAAAGTCTTAACTCTTACTTTAGCCTGTGATATATCGTTAGCTAATTCAAGAATTCCTTTATCAAGTTCATCTTCTATCTTAACCAGTGAATCTATGGTGAGCCTACATTTGTAAGTTTCACCGCCCAAGTCTATCTCAATCTCGCCCTTTAGTGGGTTTGTCATCTGACTTCTCCTGTTTTGTACTTGCCATTGCAAGTTTGATTAAAATTATGTCGTCTCTTTCGTCAACCGAACTAGATAACACTTTATAGGTTTTACCATCTATTTTTACTTCAGATGGGTCCTTACCTAACTGGTTAGGCAGTTCAAGTTCATCGTCTTTTAACATTCCAACGATGTTACCTTTACTGCCTTTAACTTTTACCTGTTCCCAAGCCATAATTAGACTGTAGCGAATGTAATAGCACCTGCACTTTCAAAAGATACACTGTAAGTGACCTCTCCGTTGTACTCACCTGCATATTCTAGGGAAGTAACTTGGAAAGCACCTGTGAATGTACCGAAATCAGGAACTAAGAATTGGTAATTATTTTGCGTGTCTGCTAAAGCGTTAGTCTTTAGAGTTGTTTCACTTGCTCCATCAGTGAATACACCACTGCCTGAAACACTAATAGACTGAACCCCTGCGTCTGCTAATAAAGTTCTGTTATTAGAACTGTCCTTATTAGTAACGTCTACGGATTCATTATTAACTGTAAGACTTGTTGACCTTAGACCTGCTATTGTTGTGAAAGTTTCAGGAGAACCGCCATTCCCCACTTTCATTAGCATTGCACTACCTTTTTGTGCTGCCATATTTATACTCCAATTACGAAAGTATTAGTTAGATACTTTCTAATTAAAAAAGCCAACTGGCATCCAAAATTTATTAGTAACAGCTAGTTAAGAAGTTCCTAATATTATGGCTCGGAATCGCATGACACCGTGCCTTGTTATCCCATCTGGGTCTCTCATAATATCACTGTATTCAAATCTACTATTCACTAGATTATATCCAGTAACACTAAGATTGTAATCATGCAACAAATCATGGATTCTGTCCATTATTGTTTTTGTTTCTTTGCTCCCTTTGTACTGGGACCAAACATGAATATTAACTGTTAATTCTCCACCATCTACGTCTTTAGTGCTGTAATCTATGGCAGTTTCTTCACCTATAGTAACAAATGGATAGCTGTTGCCTTCTTGCACTTCATCATACACACCTGCTCCATGTGTATTGGTTAAAGTAGAGTCTGTATTTAATCTGCTATAAATAGCAGTCTGTAATGCAAATTGACCTATAGCCATTATTTTAAATATCCCCCTTGCTTAAATATTCTCTTTATTTTAGGTTTATTTTTTTCTAATGCAGGAAACATGAAAGGTCTTGCTGACATTTGAGAAGTACCAAACTCTAGAGCCTTTGCGTAAGGTGCAGATGCCACAATTTGACCTATAACTTTAGTGCCTTCTGATTTAACTTGACTGGTTATGTTTTGTACTAAAAAACCAGTATCACTAGCAGGTGGCTCTCCTGCTGCTGAAGCAGTATGTGTTCTAGTGGGATTGTACTTTGTATAAGTTATGCCAGACTTATTTCCACTTACTATGCTCTGTTTGGCAGTGCCTTCTACTAATGTGGTACTTCTCTGAACCAAGCCTTTCAAATGTTTCTCAGGATTAGTTACGATTCTTTTTTTTAGTTTATTTTGAAAAGCCTTTAAATCTTTTATTCCACTTTGTTTTGCCATTAGATTGCTACCCCCAACTCACATTCTAACTCTAAAAATCTATCTCTGTTGTCCACATTTTTAATGGTTTTTATGTTGTAAGTATCACTATCGTACAGTATGCGGTAATTAGTGCCTATATCCCTGCGATAACGTATTGTGATTGCATGAGTTGTCTTTTCTTGTACTTGACCCTGCCTGTAAGTTTCCGTTCCTCTCAGGGGCTTTATGTCAGCCCAAAGATTAGCTAATGTGGACCATGCTTCCGTTAATCCACCACCTGTGTCTCTTGTATTTGTAGGTTTTTGCAATTCAACCTCATATCGCATCTTACCTATACTCATTATCCAACTGCCATTAATGTACTTGACCCTAGACCACCATGTATCACATAAGGGGCATACAAAGACTTCATAAGACTAGGTGTTCCCTGTGCTTCATACATATCTCCTCTGTGTTCGTACATATAGGCTATGTGTTGCAACATACCCATTCTAATAGGCTCAGGTACTGTGTAGGCGTTTGTATATCCTGCTACATAAATAACTTCTATAGCATTAGCTACTCGTAAAGCAGTAGGGAAGTTTTCTCCTGTTCTTAAAACTATTCTCGCAGGCTCTCTAGCAGTATCTACATAGTATTTGCTTGCTGCCATAGTAGTCGCATTATCAGAATCGTCATAAGTTTTTAATGAGGTTACGCTTTGCACTGGACCTTTCGGAAGTACAACATAATTTTTGTAATAATTTATATCAGGAGCTGTCCTCATTCCTTCCCATAAAGGATCTTCAGTATCTAAAGCTGTATCTATAGTTAAAGTAAGTGTTTGTTGCATTAAGGCTCTATTCATGTGTGATTCTGCATATTGCCTTGCTGCTAATATCAAAGGTTGTACTATTCTTTCATCTGTTGAATCTTCAACCCTTAAATATTCTTTTACCTCTTGTAAAGATAAAGGTTCTGCTGTTGGTTCTGTGCTTACTGTTAGACCTGCCATTACATTACTGCTCCTAATATACCTGAAGTAATTAAGACACCATAAAGACCCCAGATTAGATATTCAATGCGTACAAATCTAGCAGAGCCTGATTCCAACCTCTTTTCTAAATTTTCGTACCTAATAGCACATATTTGTTCGTGCAGTTCTAAAGCACTAACATCATTGCTTGGTTTCGCTATCTCCTGCATCTTCTTCTATTACCTCAACTTCTTCTTCAGGTTTGTTGATTTCGTTTTCCATTATCCAATCACGTCTGCGTTCAGTATTAGCTAAGTTATCTTGTATATCTAACTGTAAATTAACTAACGCTTCATTCAGTTTTGTTAATTGAACTTGGTAATCCAATAGTCTTTTGAATTGAATTTTGCCTTCATCAGAAAAACTTTCATTCACATCTATGTCTATTGTTTCACCATCTTTGTCATAACGAAATGTAGGTTTAGGGCTTTCATTTGAATTGTCTTTGGTATCTACCATGTCTTTCTCCTAAGTTAAAATTGTAGTTTAGCATCATATATCAGCTATCTTCTAGTGTTTTAATTCTTGCTTCTAGTTCTTGTATTGTTTTGACTAACAATGGAACTAACTTAGCTTGGTCTATACCTTGATATACAGGGAATGTTTTTGATTCTACCCACGTTGAATCAGAAGGATATGTTCCGTC